TGCTGGCGATGTTCTTTATCAATGCCAACAAGGAACACACCTACTACATCGACGACAAGGCATATCGCAAAAAGGGCAGCAATGCAGCCGGGCAGGAGTGGCGTTTAAAGCATCACGCCGAACAACCATTCTTGCGATGGCTGGCAAGTTGGGCGGTTATGATGACAAAGCCAAGCGACCTGGGCTATGATGATGACGGCTTTGTGTTACCGCCCCTCCGACAGCACAAATACTTTGTTCGCTCAAACTACAAACCAGACGATCAACTTTTCTTTACCCATATCAAAGGTATTAGACAGCTCGCAGAGATCCGACGTGATACAATTCCTCAGCGACTCGATAAACTCACCGAGATCATTGGCGATGATAATGAGCAATGGATTGTGTGGGTGGGGCTGAATGAGGAAAGTGAAGCGGTTACGGCGGCGCTCGATGATTGCGTAGAAGTAACGGGCGATGATTCACCAGACGAAAAGGCGCAGGCATTTGAGGACTTCCAGGACGGGAAATTTCGCATTTTGGTCACAAAGCCAGCCATCGGCGGCTTTGGGTTGAATATGCAAAACGCGCACAAAATGGCGTTTTTCGGTCTGTCCTATTCCTGGGAGCAGTTCTATCAATGTGTGCGCAGGGAATGGCGCTATTTACAACCGTCGCCTGTTGATGTTCACATCGTTATGAGCGACGTTGAGGATTCGGTTTATCATAACGTTATGCGTAAGGACGCACAGGCAAGGCGGCTGCGCGAACAGATGATAAAACAACTAGAGAACTTTGAGAAGGAGGAACTTGGGATGGTCGCACCGCTGCAGGATGAATACCAGGAGCAAACAGTATCAGAGGATGGATGGACAGCAATGCTTGGCGATTCCAGCCAGCGTCTCGCAGAGATTGGCGACAACTCGATTGACTTGTCAGTCTACAGCCCGCCATTTGCCGACCTTTACACTTACACCAGCAGCAATCGGGACTTGGGCAACTCTCGCGATTGGGATGAGTTCTTTGAACATTACGCCTACATCATCCGTGACGTGCTGCGGGTAACAAAACCAGGTCGCGCAACCTGTGTGCATACCAGCGACATTCCGGCGCTGGCGCAGAACGATGGGTATATTGGGATTAAGGACTTTCCAGGCCGCGTGATTGATGCATACGAGCGTGAAGGCTGGGTGTTCCACGGTCGAATCGTCATCAGCAAAAATCCACAAGCGCAAGCGATCCGCACGCACTCAAAGGGGTTGCTTTTTGTACAACTCAAGAAGGATAGCATTTGGAGCCGTCCAGCTCTAATTGACCAAGTGCTTGTGTTCCGCAAGCCTGGGGAAAATGAAGTGCCTATCACGCCGGTTGAGAATGGCGAGATGGACAATGAACTATGGATAAAATGGGCGGCTGGCGTGTGGACCGATATAAACGAGACAAACGTACTTCAACACGGCTACAACCACGGACGCGCACACGATGACGAAAAGCACATCTGCCCATTGCAACTTGAGACTATTGAACGATGCATCAAGCTCTACTCAAATCCCGGTGAAACCGTACTATCCCCATTTGGTGGCATTGGTAGCGAGGGGTACGTTGCGCTCAAACACGGACGCAAGGCCATCATCATTGAGTTGAAACGGTCATATTTCGAGGAAGCCGTGAATAATATGAAGGGTGCAGCGACTTTGGGAAAAAGTGAAACGCTATTTGATTGGGCCGCTATGCAGCAAGCTGAGGCCGCCCAATGACCGACAACTGGGCCAAAATGTCACCCGACGCCAAGCGCGCCGAGTACGAGCGGCTGCGGCGGGAACTGGTCGCTTGGAAGCGGGCGGCAAAGGAACATAAAAAGCAGCGGTTAATTTATGAGGACTGCTATCACACAGAATGGTCACGCGCGGAAGATTTGCGCGCCCAACGGGACGAGCTGCGGGCGGCGGTGGAGGCGGTGGAATATGTGCCAATCGCCACACATTGCGGCCATGACTTGTGCGCCTGGTGCGGATGGCACAGTGACTTTGGCCACGCCCCCGACTGCCAGCGGCAGCGGGCGCTAGGGCTGGAGGAAAGAGGAAACGATGGGCAAGACTAAAATCGAATGGACTGACCAAACGTGGAACCCTGTCACCGGCTGCACAAAGATCAGCGAGGGGTGCGCCCATTGTTACGCTGAACGGATGAGCAAGCGCCTAGCCGGGCGGTGCGGATACCCAGAAGCGTCACACAATTTCGACGTGACGCTGCACCCCGACCGATTGGATGAGCCGTTACATTGGCGCAAGCCGCGGCGGGTGTTCGTGGTGAGTATGGGAGATTTGTTCCACGAGGATATTCCAGACTCATTCATTCTTGAGGTTTTCCGCGTGATGGGACGCCAGAACACAAGACAACATACATTTCAGGTACTCACAAAACGCCCCGGAAGAATGAAAGAGTGGATCAGTGAGTACATTGTTGATCGTGACGGAAAACCAGACCCATTCCCGAACATCTGGCTTGGCGTCACAGCAGAGAACCAGGAGCGGGCTAACGAGCGCATCCCCACCCTGCTACAGATACCGGCGGCGGTGCGGTTTGTGAGCGTGGAGCCGATGCTGGGGCCGGTAGATTTATCGGAGTGGATCAATCCTCAAGGCGCAACTGCACGAGATGACCCAGCCAGATATTCGCTACTTGATTGGGTCATCTGCGGCGGCGAATCTGGCCCCGACGCGCGCCCGATGCATCCCGACTGGGCGCGGTCGCTACGGGACCAATGCCAGATGGCGGGTGTGCCGTTTTTTATGAAGCAGATGTCAAAGAAAGCACCGATTCCAGACGATCTGATGATAAGGGAGTATCCAAATGTATAAAGGTTACCCGTTTAGCAGGACGACATATTACCGTCGCAAAAAGAGAGCCGAAGAACTTGGGTGTGATATTATGGATGTTCCAGATGGCCGCGGATTGCATAATAACCACGTAAATAGTTCAATGCATTACCGCTGGAATGACGGCAGAATGATAGCCGATGGTGGCTATGTGAAAATTCGCGTCGGCAAATCACATCCGCTGGCAGATTCCAATGGTTACGCCTATGAGCATACGCTGGTTTGGGTCTCTGCTGGCGACTCGCTCTTGCAAGGTGAGGTTCTACACCATATCAATGGAGACAAAACCGATAACCGATGGGAAAATCTACAACGTATGACCAAAGAGGAACACAATAAGTTACATCTACCAGAACGCGATTCTGAGACAGGACAATTCATCGGCAAGAAAGCCGCCGGTCGCCTGCTGGATGGGCGCGAATGGGACGAGATGCCCGGGCCAGAACTGCCCCAAGCGGGGCTAGGAGCAAAGGAATGAAGCCAGCACGCCGCGTTGCCCTGGTCTTTGCCATCTGCGCCATAGTCGCCATCACCGCCGTCTACTTTGTGCTGCGGCAGGGGGAACCGCAAGAGGCAACCCCGCAGGAAATGACGTACACGGTATATCTACCGCTGGTCGCCAGCGATTACCCCAATAAGCTAGGGGTGGCACTGACCTCCGGGCGGTGCGCCGGCATCGTCGAGGCGCTGGGCGCGCAGTACGCGCGGGGGTGGCACGTTGCCACAAACAAGGACTGCCCCAGATATATCGTGCAGATGCCGTGCGTTTGCTGCGCCTGGCTGGCCGATGACGTGCTGGCTGGACGGCGGCAGATCGAGGCGGCGCCGGGTGCGGTCGTGCTGTCCGCGAACGAGCCAGAAATTGCGGAACAGGCGAACATCAGCCCGGCGGCCTGGGCGGTGTATCAACACCTATTGCTTGACCGGTTTCCAGAATACAAGTGGGCATCGCCGGCGATTACTATACATCCCCCCTGGCTTGTCGATTTCGTGGACGAGTACGCGGCGATGTATCCAGGTGCCCCGTTCCCGTTTGACGTGCTGGACTGGCACTGTTACTACAACACGGCGGCGGAGTGTATCGCGCATTCCGAGGGGATGCTTGCCCTGATGGACGGATGGAACGCAGAAGGGGCGGGCATAGAATTTGCAATTATTAGCGAGATAGGGATTGCAGATCCAGACGAGCTGGGCGCGTTTCTCGCCTGGGTGGGGAATGAGACGCGCATACAGCGGGCGGTCGTGTTCTCGACAGAACTGTACGCGGATGGTCCGTGGGGCAATTTTGCATACTTTAACCTGATTGAGTACGGGAGTGAGCCGGTTGTACTGACGGAGCGCGGCCGGGTAGTGAGGGATTGGTGAGGGGGCAACGGTGACCTGGGCAAAGATTGATGACAGACTACATAGCCACCCGAAAGTATTGGAGGCAGGACCAGAGGCAATGGGGCTTTTCCTGCTGACGCTTTCGTGGTGCGCCGACTATCTCACCGATGGATTTGTGCCAGAGATCCAGGTTAAACGGTTGCTCTTTGTCTGTGATGATCCGCTTGCCATCGCTGATCGTTTGGTTGCCGCCGGACTATGGGAACGCGCAGACGGCGGCTATCAAATACACGATTACCTCGAATACAACCCGAGTGCCGAGCAGGTAAAGGCAGAGAGGGCCGCCAATGCCAAGCGGCAGGCGGAATGGCGCGAGCGCAAGAAACGAAGTCAAGGTGATGAAATGGCTATGCGTAACGGTGTTAGTAACGATGGTAGTAACAGTGTGACTAACGATAGCCCCGTACCCGTACCCGAACCCGTACCCGAATCCCCACAACACCAAGAACCTCCTACGGAGGGGGGCGGATCGCCCCCGCCTCCAAGCGAAACAGTAGATTTTGACACCCCGGAGGCGCGAATACTCAAGGCGAGATTGCAGGCAACCGCCAAGGCTAAAGGCCGACGCGGTCCCAAGACGTTCGAGACATTAGAGCAAAAGCGCGATTTTCTGGCCGCCGCGCAGGTGCTGGGTGATGAGTTTGACGACCTGCTCCACAAGGCGCTGCGCGAGGGATGTACCAGCCGCGCTCGGGTTGTGTCGTATCTGGTGGGCTGTGCCAAGAACAAGGGAAAGGCGCGCGGCTCTCCCGTGGTCGGCGGTGAGCCGGCCGGATTCGATGGACTCAGGCAATGGCTAGAGCAGGGGGGGGCAACGGCGTGATTGAGCGACAGGAATTTGCAAAGGCTATGGGATTACTCGCGGCCGCTTTCCCGCGTTTCAATCTGACGCCGGCCACGGTCGAGGCGTACTACCTGATATTGTGCGACCTGGACCTTGATTTATTCAAGGCGGCGGTGCTCGACTTAGCCGCGGCTGATTCGCCCTGGTTCCCATCTGCCGGTCAGATCCGCTCCGCCGCGTTCCGCTTGGTGGATGAGGGGCAGGACAGGCCAACCGGGGCGGACGCCTGGGGAATTGTAACATCTGCTATCGGTCATTACGGCTGGTGTAGGCTGCCGAACTTTGACAACGATTTGATAATCCGCACAATTAACGCGGTCGGAGGTTGGCGGCTGATTTGCGCCACGCCAGAGGATATGATACACACGACGCGCGCGCGCTTTATTGACACATACGACAGACTTGACAAGCGCGCAAAACACCAGGCGAGAATGTTGCCAGCGGTGCGCGAGGTAGCAAAGAAATTATCGGCGCCAAGCGCAAAGGCATTGACAGATGGACACGACAACGCTTGAACTCCGCCGCAATACCCCGTCCTGGCACCTCGGCGTCGTTCCCGATAGATGGGAGCGCAAGGGTGACGGCGTGATCGTGGCTGCCTATGACCCCGAATCGCTGGCCTATGCGCTGGCTTGCGCGGGGCAGACGCGGGCCGCCCTCCGCATATTGACAGGGTTGCACCGGGCAATCAGGCTGCACTCAGAGGCGCGCAGACTGAGGGGGCTATGATGACTTTCACCTGCCACAACTGCGGCGAACCCGCCGACCTGGACCGCGCCCGTACCTGTGGGCGCTGCGGCCGGTGGCTGTGCGCGACCTGTCAGAACCGGCACGAGTGCGCCGGGGAGATAACCAACCTGGGTGCGAGGTTCGCTGGCAGCTTCCTGTACGTCGGCGGGCTGAAAGTGGCAGAGCTGCGCCGGTTCGATGGGCGCTGGTGGCGTGTGGACTGCGTGCCGTCAATCCCATTGGGCGACGGCGACGAGCGTGAGGCGGCGATGACGGCGCTGTGCCGCCTGGGGTATCTGCCGCAAGATGTGGGGGGTGGCGAATAATGCAGGGCCGTATATGTGGACGTGGGCAGCATAATAATAGTTATGCGTCCTCGCTCTCACTCCCTTCGGGAGGAAGGCTCGGACGCATAACGCGCCGCGAGCAATGAGCAGGCATCCTTGCTCTACTAGATCAAATAGCCAGGAGGCGGCTAGAATGAAAACAGAAGCAGAAATGGTAAAAGAATCGAGAGAAAAAGATATATTGCTTTACTCTCAACCGTGCTATCACTTGATTTATAACCTCACCGAGCTGCTAGGAATTGATGGCGTTCAGGCTGTGCTAAACGATATCGCCGCCAGTAGTGCAGCCAGCGACGACGCCAACAACCAACACGAAGCCGACTCAACCGCTTCGGACGCATAACTGCTCATTGAAGCGGAACTGCTAGTCTGGAATTAGAAAAGGGGCAAGATGAAGATAACAGTATGCGATAGATGCAAAAATGAAATTGAGAATACATATCCCTTTCTCTCGTTACTTGACTTGAAATTAGCTTTACGGACTAAGAAAGCGCCAATATTTTGTGATGCGGATTTATGTTCAGAATGCTTGGCGTCATTTTATAAACTTGTCGATGATTGGTGGGGGGAAGTGGATGACCCGAAGTCCGCTTAACTCGCGGCGCGTTAGGCGGCTTCGCTGACCCCCTCCGGGGGCCAGACTCACCCGCCTAACGCCCAGCGAGCAATGAGCAGGGCGTCATCGCTTGACTGGAATTTAGAGGCAGAGAGCAAGGCTTGGAGGTTAATATGGGAAACAAGGTAAGTGATGAACAGGTAGCGCTTGCATACGGTTGTTGGATGTTTCATATGTGGTCTCAGAATTTCGGCTCATATCGGGACATAGAGTGGGCCGTCAATATGGGGCTTCTCCGTCCGTTCCATCATCCCAAAAAGTTGTGGGGTTTTATTGTCAAACGGTGCATTCATTGGCACCAGAGACGCGCAGAAAGACGCCTTGCGGGCCTGGAATGTGACCTTGATCTTGAATACAGCGGTGAGGACGTTTAAGCGCTCGCCGCCTAACTGCTCATTGAAGCGGAACGCTAGTCTAGGAGTCAGAAAATGCACGGGATACAAACAGAACCGAAACCTTACTGCCCCGAATGTGGCGCGCAAATGGTACTTCGACGGCCAAGACCCAATCAGGATTGGGAGCCATTCTGGGGATGTTCCGAGTACCCGGATTGTAAAGGGACTATTCGCATTGATTCAGAAGGTAAGCCAGAAGATGCGAGCCGATGGTGGGTGGATTAACCCGCGTCCGCTTAACTCGCTGGGCGTTATCCGCCCTCACTCCCCCTCTGGGGGAGGTTCGGCGCGGATAACGGGCCGGAGATACATTGAGGTTATCCTTCTCTCTCAACGTGACTCCGCTCAATAAGAGCAAGGCTAGGAGGTATTAAAATGACACTCACGGACAAACTAAGGGCATTAAGAGACAAAGGCACTATGGGATTAGATCATCTTTTTGATGAAGCAGCCGAGAGCATTAAACAATCTGAACTTTCGAAACAATGGGGTTCTGGTAAATCTGCGGTTCATTGGCACGGCAGGGCTGCTGGAATCATCTATGCTATAGAAGCATTACAATCTCTAAAAGTCGCCTTGTCTGATCTCTCGTGTGAAGATGATTCTGGCGCAGAAGATGAAGCCGCCTGACCCGTTCGGGCGGATAACCAGTCAATGATGCTGCGCTAGTATGGAGGTATGGGACGGATGGCACTTGAGATGGTGGGCACGGTGGTAGCAAACGCACCTACACACGCGCAGCATATCTCCGGCCCGTTCGCCCTCTTCGCTCCCGTTCGGGTACGAAGGGAGGCTCAGAGGGCGAACGGCGCGGAGATACATTGACTGACCCTCTGAACTTATCAGGATTTGAGAACAGAAAGGCGGCTAGAATGGACAAGAAATTTGAAGTTATGGCAGTTGGGTTTATTTATCTCGATATGATGACGCTTGAGAGGCTGAGAAAAGCGGCCTCGCGGGTTGGGGATTGGCTTGGGTATAATTTGTGGGACACGACCATTAAGGCAAAATACGCCGCCCACGATGCAGCCCCAGATGACGC